GTCGTCCAGTACTGGGACCTCGCCTTCTCCGAGCGGGACACCGCCGACTACACCGTCGGCGTCACCCTCGGCCGCGGCGAGTCGGGCGCCCTCTACGTCCTCGGCGTCCACCGCGCCCGCGTCACGCAGGAGCAGCTCCTCGGCGTCATCGCCCGCCAGGTCCACCTCTGGCGCCCGGCCGTCGTCGGCGTCGAGGAGGCCGCCTACAAGGCCCCCGTCACCCGCGACCTCATCGGCCGGCTCCTGCGGGGCGAGCTGCCCGCCCACTTCGCCAGCGTGAAACCGATCGCCGACAAGGTCACCCGCGCCCGGTTGCCGGCCGGCCGGGCCGAGGCGGGCCTGCTCTACTGCGACCGCGGGGCGCCCTGGTTCGAGGTCTTCGCGTCGGAGCTCACGTCTTTTCCGAACGGGGCGCACGACGACCAGGTCGACGCGCTCGCCGGCGCGACGCAGCTGGCGCTCGAGTGGCGGCCACCCCAGCACGCGCGGCCGATCGCCTGGGGAGGACCCGGATGACCGACACGGCCGTCGGCTCGGCGACCCGCTCGGGCGACGACTACCAGGTGTCGCTGGCGCTCGAGCTGGTCGACCAGGTCCGCCGCGACTTCGGCGATCGGGATACCCTCTACCGCTACATCGACGCGGTCCTCTACGGCGACATCGACACGCGGGTCCCCGAGGGCTACCGCCGGCTCAGTAAGCCGATGCACAACCCGCTCGCGGTCTACTTCACCAACACGATCACGGCCGCCCTCACCGTGGATCCCCCGCAGGTGCAGTTTCCCACGACGGGCATCGGTGAATCAGCGCAAGCCAACGCGACCCTGCGCGAGCATTTCTTCGACGCGAGCTGGGAACGGCAGGAGGACGAGGCCGAGGCGCCGCTCTTCCGTCGCTTCGTCCACTCGGTCGTCTGCCGCGGCGAGGGGATCCTCAAGACCATCCCGCGCGCCCGCTCGGTCTGGAGCGGGTACACCAGCTTCTCCCGCGAGTTGCACGACCGCCTCACCTCGGGCGACCTCAAGCGCCTCGACACCGACGCCAAGGACCGCCTCTACAACCAGCGGACCGAGGACTACAAGAAGACGGTCGCGCCCTACCCGATCCGCTCGACCGACGTCGACCCGCTCACCTACTACTACTGGCAGGGCGAGGACGGCAAGACCCTCGAGATCGAGCACAAGCGCGTCCCCTACCTGGAGACCCTCGTGCGCTACGGCCTCGCGCTCGACCGCGAGGGGCGCGTGGTGCCGCAGGGGATGGCCCAGGCGCTCCCGGCCGAGGAGTGGGCGCGCGCGATGTCGAACACCTCGACCCTCCTGATGGACGAGGTCTGGGACTGGCGCACCTGCCGCACGATCGTGAGCGGGCCTGGCCAGACGGCCACCTCGGGTGGTGGGCGCGGGCAGATGGCCCGCTCGTTCCGCCACGCCTACGGCGACCCGATCACGAAGAGCTTGCGTGGTCCGTACGCCCACTGCCTCGGGACGACGACCGCCTCGAGACTCCCGGACCGCGCCGGCCTCGGCGTGCTCTACGGCTTCCTCGACCTGTTCGTGATGCTGGACGAGATGCTCACCGTCCAGCGGGTGAACGCGTACATGACCGGGCTAGCGTCCTTCAAGCGCAACCGCCCACCGGGGACGGGGGTGCCCGACGCCGACTACGGCGACGACGGGGTGCAGTCGGCCCGGCAGCCGGTCCGCATCGAGCCCGGGTACATCTTCCCGGACGACGTGGGCCCCGTCGAGATGCCGCGGGCGGGCCAGGCGCTCGGCGAGTTCGTCGCGCAGCTCCGCGAGTTCCTCGACCTCATCCTCCCGAAGGTCTTGCAGGGCGTCGTCGACACGACGGATTCGGGCTACCAGCTCGCCCTGGCCGCCAGGTTAGGGAGAGTCGCCTTCGACCCGATGGTGGCGAACATCCGGCGGGCGATGGCGCGGCGCGTGAGCTTCGAGAGCTGGTGCATCGAGCACGAGATCGGCGAGACGGTCTACGCCTTCGGCACCCCCGTGACCAAGCCCGGGCAGCGCTCGGCGCCGGCCGGCAGCGTGCTCGCGATCGGCCCCGATGACCTCAACGGCATCCACCGCTACCGGGTCTTCTTGCAGCCCGAGGACAAGGCGTCGGAGCTCGTCGAGGTCCGCAAGCACGCCGAGATGGTCCAGGCCGGCTTCGAGAGTCGGAGTATGGCGGTCGAGGCGCTCGGCGGGAACTGGGAGGAGGTGGACCTGGCGCGCACGGTCGAGCGGGTGCTCGAGAAGCCGGAGATCCAGCAGCAGCTCGACCAGCGCATCCTGCAGAAGATCGGGGCGCAGCAACAGGCCGACATCCAGGCCGGCGATCAGGCGCTGATGGGCGTCAGCGCTCCCGCGGGTGCTCCGGGCGCACCCGGAGGAGACGGTGCGCCCGGAGCACCGCCTCCAGGGGTGCCCGTTCCGCCGGGTGGTGGCCAGCCGATGGTCGGCCAGCCCGGTGGGCCGGCGCCCGGCTCCGCGCTCGGAGGCCTGGGCAACGTGATGTTCGGCGGTCAGAACCTGCCGATCGCGCCGGGGGGGCCGGGGATGCCGGCGATTCCCGCGCAGGCACCCACGGGGCCTTCCGTGCCGCCAGGAGGACTGCCGCCCGTGCCGTTCGGGGCGCCAGGTGGGATCCCGCCGCCCGCGCAGCAGGTGCCGCCGCAGCCGGGCTGGCCTCCGATTGGCTGAGCCGGTGCTGTTCACGCTGCACACCGACGACGACCGGGTTCAGGCGACAGTCGCGGCCTGGCCGAGCGCGACGCCGCTCGCCGCCACCTTCCTCGAGACACCCACCGATGACTGGGGAATCGACGTGCAGGGTCTGCTCCAGATCACGGTCGCCAATGGCTGGGCGCGCTACCGCGTCGTCGACTGGGATGCCGCGGATCAGACGCTGCGGCTCGAGTTGATCGAGGGCCACCTGGATGGCTAGGCCGACCGCACCGGACCGCGTGGCCCAGGAGGTGGCGGATCGGCTCGAGCGGACCGCCACCCTCGCCGCCGACGCCATCCTCCAGTCCCTCTACGCCCCGCGCGTCGCCGACCCCACGTCCGAGGAGTACCTCGCCTACTGGCGCCCGATCCTGCTCCCCGGCGGCGCGTTCAGCCCCGCCGGCCGCGACCAGGTCGTCGCCCGCGTCGGCGCGCCCGAGTTCAGAGCGATCGCTCAGGCGCTGGCCCGCACGATCCGCAAGGAGCAGGAGGAGGTGGCCTGATGGCGATGAATAACCCCTACCCACCCGGCTCGGACCTGTGGAACACCTGGAACAGCGCCAACCCGCAGCCGGGCCAGTCGAGCGCGCCCACGCCGCAAGCCTCGGGTGGCGGAACCACCCAAACGCCCAACGGACCGAAAACCCTCGAGGAGATGACCAACGAGCTGCGGGCCGCCGGCTACGGTGGCCCGTGGGACGAGGCGTCGGTCGTGGCCACCTACAACCGGACCGCCTCGGGTGGTGGCGGCGCCGGCGGTGGCGGCGGTGGTGGCGGCGGGACCGTCGGCGGGCTGCCGGCGAGCCTGTTCAACCCGGCGGCGGCGGCGGCGGCCGACGCGGCGGTGCGGGCGGTCCTCGGGCAGCGCGCGCTCGACCTCGAGCAGGCGCGCGACATCTGGAAGAAGGCCTACGACACCGCGAACCTCTCGGGCTACCTGCCCGGCTCGGGCGTGGCGGGACACGGGCAGGCCGCGATGGACGCCCTCGACCGCCTGCGCGGCGACGCGCGCTACCAGGCGGCCGACGGCGAGACCAAGCGCCAGATGGAGGCCGCGACCTGGGCGCAGACGCTCGGCATCGACACGGCCTCCGCCCGTCAGGCGATCGATCGCCTGCGGGCGCTCACGGCCACAACCGGCCAGCCCTCGACGGCGGCGCTGGTCGAGCAGGTGCTCGCCCAGACCCCGGGCGGGGCCGGCATCCCGACCCTCGCCCGCGAGCAGGAGCAGAACCGCGCCACCATCGACACGCTGCGGCTCCTCTCGGGCCTGCGTGGGCCGGAGAACGCCTTCGCCTACGCGGCGACGCTCCAGAACCTGCCGGCCTCGATGCGGCAGAACATCGCCGCCGCGATGGGGCGGCTGCCCTTCGGGGCGATGAATCCCGCCCAGGCCGGGCTGCTCGGCGACGTGGGCGTCGGCGCGGGGACGCAGATGCAGCAGTACGCGCTGCCGGCGGGCTACGGGGCGCGCACGGCGCAGCAGGCCCTCCCGATGCCCGCGACGACGCAGCCGAGCGCGATTGGCGCCACCCCGGGCGCGACGATGCAGCAGGCCCTCCTACCGGCGCAGGCCGCGGCGCTGCGGGCCGGGATGGCGACCCCGCAGCCGGCGCTCGTCAGCGGGTACTACTCCGACGCCGGCCGCGGTCAGCTGCAGCCTGGAATGGTGTACGGCCAGGTCATCACGCCGGCTGGCCAGGTCGACCGCGCGCAGCCGTACAGCACCACCTACGGTCCGCGCACGACGCCGGCCGAGCAGGCGGGGCTCCAACGTCCCAATCAGTGGAGCCCTTCAGAATTTAATCGTACTGGCGATTATGGTCGCAAATTAATGTTAAGTGGTTACCAGTGGATAGGCGAAGATCCACAAGAGGTAATGGATCAGTATGCGAAATCACTTCCTCGAGCAGTTGGGCCAAGAAGTGGTCAATACCGCGCGGCTTAACGGATTACCTTACGTGTTTCCACGTCAGCCGCAAGCAGAGCGCGCGGATCGCCTGCGGGCTCACGCCGTGCTCCCGACCGAGCACGGAGTAGTTCTCCCCATCCGCGTGCCGGCGGCGTATCTCCCGGACGTCGTGTTCGGTCAGCTTGGCGCCGGATGCACGCTCCCCCCGCAGTCCTCCCGACCGCGCCCGCCCCTTGGCGTGCATGTCGCGGTTGTTCTCCCGCGGCGTTGCGTTGAACAGGTGACTCGGACGACAACACAGCGGCACGTCGCAGCGGTGGGCTGCGTAGATCGGCCATCTGCCGTGGATCATCCGCCACAGCAGGCGTGTTACCTGCATCGGCCGCGTTTTTCCGTTCTCGGTGAAGCTCAGCACGCCGTAGCCGGCGTGGTTGGTACACCCAGTCCAGGGCCAGCAACCCCGCCCGCCGTAGTCGATCCGGCTCCAGATGCGGGACCAGAGCGGCTCCCGTGGTCGATCGCGCACCGCGCACGACACGCTGCAGTAGATGTTGGCCCGTGTCGCGATCTGCGACGGCGTCCGGTAGACGCGTTTGCCGCACCGTGGGCACGTGCGATTCGGCGCGCGCTCCTTGGTGCTGGCGCAGGCGTGACCGCACCACCGACCGCGCCCACGCCGGAAGTCGGCTTGCGTGATCTCGAAGGGCTTGCCGCAGACCTCGCAGACGCAGGCGATCCGTGGTTGCGGCTTGCGCCCGGGGACCCCACGTGGTCGTGCTGGCGGCGGCGGGCGCCGCATCCCATTCCGATCGCCCCAGGCGCTCCGCTTCTTCGCGACCATGTCGGCGGTGTTCTCCGCGCGGGTGGCCAGGAAGAGGTGATCCGGGTTGCAGCAGGCGCGGTAGGTGGTGTCGCCGGCTGGGAAATCCACGTCGCAGGCGTGGCAGACGACGAGCCCCGGCGGGATGGGTCCACGCAGCGCCTCCCACACCACGCGGTGGACGCCCCGGCAGTCGCGGCTGACGCAGACGCGCCCGTAGCCCTCCCGGAAGCGCCCGCCGGTCCACCACCAGTGCGTCGCGGTCTTGTCGATCAGCGGCCAGAGCCGCTCGAGCAGGCGCGGACGGATAAACTCGCTCTGCACGGGACGCCTCCAACGTCTGGTGCCACGCCCCCGGTCGCTCGTAACGACGCGGGGGCAAATGCTGCCCCTATTCTCGCACACCGGCGGGTTGCCTGATGCCGACGGCTCTGCCGCCAATCAACGAGGCCGACTTCGAGCAACACAGCCGCCAGCAGCTCGAGCAGGCCCAGCAGGAGGACGCGCAGGCCATCGCCAACGCGCGCGCCGCCCAGGAGCAGGCCGACCAGGCCACGCGCGACGAGTTCGCTCGGACCGCTCGCGCCGATGTCCAGAGCGCGCTCGAGCCACTGCGCCAGCAGCAGGCGCGCACCGCGTTCCTCGAGACCGCCCGCGCCGGCGTGCAGGACGCGTTGGCTCCCTTGCGCTCAGCCCTCTCCCGCGTCCAGGTGCCTCAGGCGCCCACAGCCGCGCAGCTGCCGTGGGCTGGTGGTGCCGCGGCGAACCCGCTCCAGCGCGTGTACCAGGACGCGCGATCCGCCGGCCTCGACGACGAGGGGGCGCGCGCGGCGGTCGCCGTCGCCCAGACCGAGCAGGGCTACACCGGCGCGCTCGGGGACAACGGCGTCTCGGCGGGCACGTTCCAGCTCCACCACGCCGGCGGCCAGGGGAGTGCCTACGCCGCGTCGCGGGGGATCAGCCCCGACCAGTCGATCGCCGAGTTGCAGCGCGATCCCAACGCCGCCAACCAGTGGGCGCTTCGGGGCTACCTGGGCGACGCGATCCGCCAGGGCCAGGCGCAGGGGCTGACCGGGCCGGAGCTCGCCGCCTACGCTCAGCGCTACGGGCAGCGCAGCGTCAGTCCCGAGCGGGCCGGCCAGAACTACCAGGCGGCCCAGGACGCGCTAGGAGGCCCGTCAGGCGGTCCTGTGACCGATTTCGCCTCAACAGGCCCTCCCGCGCCTCCTGAGGCCCAAACAGCCCCGTCCACGCCAGCGGGCGTGAGCGACGAACGGAGCCAGATCCGCGCCCGCGCCCAGGAGTACGTCGGCACGCCGTACCTCTGGGGCGGGGCGGACAAGCAGGGGATCGACTGCTCGGCCTTCATCAGCAGGGCCTGGGGCGTCGGCCGCCAGACGACCGACACGCTCGGGACCGTGGCCGACCCGATCCCGAAGGAGGAGCTCACCCCCGGCGACGCGATGAACCTCACCACCGGCCAGGACCCGCGCGGCTACGGGCACGTGCGAATGTTCGACGGCTGGGCGGATCCCGGCCACACCCAGATGTACGTCTACGAGTCCTCGACCGCGACCGGCGGGGTGGCGCGCCGCGTCATCCCCTACGACGCCGCCTACACCCCGATGCGCTTGCGGGGCCTCGCCGCCGACCCGACCCAGGCCGCGGCCCGCCTGCACGCGACGGCGCCGCCGATGCTCGCCGAGCAGGCGCAACCCTCCCGCCCGACCACCGTCCCGATCCAATCCGACGCGGGGGTCACGACAGAGGGGGATCGGCCGTCATCCGAATTCGAGCAGCCAGCGCCGCCGACGCCGGAGCCGATGGAGCAGACGATCGCGCGACTGGGGCGGCTCGCGGCGCCGGCGCTGACGGGACGCTACGCGGACCTGTTCCGGCCGGGCGCAGCCCAGGACGTGCGGGCGTTGGGCCGGAACGCTGCGGACATCGTGGCCGAGCGCTACCGGGACATCTTCCCGCCCGAGGGCTCGGCGCTGCGGGCAGGGCAGCCGCTCGCGGTGACGCCGGAGAGCCCGCTGATCGACGTGGCGATGGGGCTCACACCTGAGCCGGTCGCGCGGCTCGGCGCTCAGGCCGCCGGCGAACTCGCGCGGCTCCACCTGGAGAAGCTCCCCGAGGCCGTGCGGGACGTCGTGCAGCAGGCGGCCGAGCGGGAGGACTTCTGGCGCACCACGCAGCGGCGTGGCGTGATCCCCGACGCCGAGGCGGAGGCGATGGCCGACCGCCTGGGCCGCTCGGTCGACCAGATGATCGCGGGCGGCAAGGTCGGAGCGGCCTACAACGCCGAGACCCTGCGCGCGATGAAGAACGGCATCGTCGCGCAGGGGATGGACGTCGTCACCCGCGCCCGGGAGATGGCCCAGAACCCGACCGGCGTGACCGACGCGATGCGGGCCGAGCAATTAGCCGCCGGGATGAAGCTCGCCGACCTGACGCGCGTCTTCGAGGGCGGGCGCGCCGAGGCGGGCCGCGCGATGCGCGCCTTCCAGTCCTTCGCCCGCGACTACGCCGCCGACCCGACCGCGGCCGTCCAGCGCATCTTCCGCTCGTCCAACCTCACGCCCGAGCAGGCGACCGTCAAGGCCAACGAGTTCGCCAAGATGGTCGCCGACGGCGCGGATCCCTTCCAGATGGCCCGCTTCTGGTCGAGCGTCGAGCGCCCGCCGGTCCACGCTGGCGACTGGTTCCGGCTTCTCCGGTACAACGCGATGCTCTCGGGTCCACGCACGATGGAGGTCAACGTCGCCAGCGGGCTCACCGAGGTGCCCTGGCGGGCCGCCCGCGACATCGGCGCCTCGGTGCTGACCGGCGACGTGCGCCCGCTCCGACCCGAGGCCGAGGCCGCGGCGGCGGGGTTGGTGCGGGGTCTTGGATCGGCCCGCCAGATCCTCGCCCACGGCCTGACCGAGGAGCAGGCGCGCGCCGGCGACGTGCCGCGCTCGCTCTCGGCTCGGCTCGAGGGACGCCTCCCGCGCGCGATCGCGACCGGCCTTGAGGCGCCGGGGCGCGTGCTGGGCGCCGCCAACGAGGTCGTCCGCCAGGTCGCCTACGGGATGGCGCGTGGGCGCGAGGCCGGCATCCAGGCGAGCCGAGAGGGGCTGAGTGGTCCGGCGTGGCGGGCGCGGGTGGACGAGCTGATGGCCGATCCGACGCCCTCGCCGGGCGCGCTCGCGGCGGCCGAGCGCACCACGTTCAAGGGTCCGATGGGCGACCTGGGCGAGAAGGTCCTGGCTCCCCTGCAAGCCTGGGCGCCGATGGGCGTCCCGGTCGGCAACGTGCTCGTGCCGTTCCTGCGCTCGGTCTACCACATCACCTCGCAGGGGGTCGAGCGGACGCCGGTCCTCGGCACGATCGGCACCGCAGCCGATGTCCTGCGGGGCCAGTACGGCCCGCTCAGCCGCGCCAACCTGCGCGCCCAGCTCGGCGCGATGCAGGGGCCAACCCGGGGCGTCACGCCCCTGGGGGAGCGGGTGGGCAACAACCTGATGGGCTCGGTCGCCTTCGCCGGCCTCTCCCTCGCGGCGGCGCAGGGCAACATCACCGGCAAGGGACCGTCCGACCCCGAGAAGCGCCGGATGATGCAGGCGCAGGGCTGGCAGCCCTACTCAGTGAAGATCGGTGACCGCTGGGTCTCCTACGCCAACTGGGGACCGATGGCGATCCCGCTCTCGCTCGCGGCGGCGATGCACGAGGGCGAGGGCAAGACCACCCCCGCGTACCTCTACGACGTCTTCGAGCGCGGCGCCAACGTGCTCACCGAGCAGTCGTACCTGCAAGGCGTCGGCGCGATCTTCAAGGCGATGGACCCGACGCGCGGGTCCACCTTCGGCGAGCAGTCGCTCGAGCAGTTCCTGGCGACGCTGGTGCCCTACGGTGCCGCGATCAACACGGCGGCGCAAGCGACCGACCCGCTGATGCGCGTCAACGAGCGGGGCGACATCACCGGGGCGCTCGCGGCGCGGATTCCGGGGTTGCGCGAAACGGTGCCGCCGCAGCAGGACGTGCTCGGCCGCCCCGTGCCGAACCCGCAGGAGGGGTTGGCGGCCGTCCAACCGTTGCGCACCAGCCCCGAGCGGCCCGACCCGGTGCTCGGGGCGCTGCTCGAGGCCGGGGTCGACGTGGGGCCGCCACCGACCACCGTCGCGCCGGGCTCGGGCCTGAGCGTCGAGCTCACGCCCGAGGAGCAGCGCGCCTACCAGCGCTCCGCCGGCGCCGCCATCGTCCGCACCGTCGAGCGCTACCTCGCCAGTGACAAGAGCCGCACCGACACCCCGGCGCGGCGGGCGGCCACGCTGAAGATCTACGTCGAGACCGCGCGCGAGCAGGCCAAGAACGACGTCCTCCGCGCGATGGGGAGCGATCAGATCCGGGCGAGGATGCGCGCCCGGTCGGCGCGTTAGGTGTCGCGGAACTCCTCGTCGATCAAGCGCCGGCGCAGCCGCGCGCCCCGCCACCAGACGACGGCGAAGATCAGCCCGAGCGGCACGAGTGACCACCAGGACGCGAGCAGGATGCCCACTGTGCCGGGGATGCCCCGGTACAACTCAGCGGTGATCCACAGCGCGATGATCGCGAGGGGGACGTTGAGGATGGTGCCGACGAACGGGCGGTTCACGGCGGCAGCGTAGCACAGGAGGAGCGCGATGGACACGCAAGGCGTGACGACCGAGGGCGATCGGCCCCCGTCCGAGTTCCAGCCACCGTCGCGATCCGGCACCGGCTACGGCCCGATCACCCGGGCCGACCGGATGCGGGCGCAGATCACCGAGCTGGAGGGCCAGGCCAACGCTGCGCGCCAGCGCGTCGCGCAGCTCTCCCAGCCCAACCCGGAGGAGACGCCGCGCGGGTCGCTCCCCGAGGACATCGAGTCGGCCCGTCAAGTCCGCGCCAACCGGATCAACGCGCTCAACGCCGCCCGCGCCGAGGTCACCCGGCTCGAGGCCGAGGGGCGCAAGATCGCGACCGACCTCGCCAACGACCCCGATGTCGGCGACAAGCCGATCGAGATCGGCGGCCGCATCCTCAAGCCCGACGGTAAGGGTGGCTACACCGTCGTCTGGGAGCCGCCCACGACCACCAGGCCCACGCGCGCGATCACCGCGCCCGAGCTCGGCTCGACGGTCGAGCTGAACGCGCTCGAGGACGAGGCACAGCAGTTCATCGACGGCCTCTACGCCGACGCCTCGCTCACCGACGCCGAGCGCAGCCGCCGCTACCAGGCGTGGCGCGAGACCGTGTTCAACCCGAAGGTCCAGAAGGCCGTGGACGACGCCAAGGCCAAGGCCGCCGCCGCCGAGGGGCGCGCCCAGCAGGCGTCCGACATCGCCCAGCAGACCGCCACGCGCCAGCAGACGACCGCCGAGCGCACCGCCCAGACCGCCGCCGAGCAGCTCGCCCTCGACACGCGCAAGTTCATCTACGGCGCCGGCCAGGACGCGGTCAAGAACGCGCTCGCGCTCCTCCCCTACAGCGCCGGGCCGAGCATCTCGCCCGACATCGCCGGGATCTACAACAGCGTCCTGAACGCCCCCGGCTGGCGGTCCGGCGGATCCATCTCGGGCGGCGCCTTCTCCTTCCCGACGCCCAACCTCGACGCCCTCGCCGACGCCGGCGTGCGGCGCGCGATGGCGATGGCGGGCTCGACCGCGCTCCCCCGGACCGCCGGCACCGTCGTACCCGCCGCCCCGAGCCCGGCCGTCGCCGCCCAGGTGGCGCAGACCCCGGCCGCGCTCCCGCCGCCGCGCGCCGGCGCAGCGCAACCCGTCGTGCCCGTGATGCCGGACCAGCCGTGGTGGCGGCCGGGCGACCTGAGCGGCACGGGGGCGCCGGCGGCGTACTAGTCAGTAGTGGTGGCGCGCGGCCTGGAGCACGATCCGGTCGGCGAGGACCTGGTAGACGAGTCGGTGCTCCGCCGTCAGGCGCCGCGACCATGTCCCCGCCCGGTCGTGCTTGAGCGGCTCGGGCTTGCCGATCCCCTGGAACGGGTCGCGCCGCACCGCCTCGACGAGCGCGAGCAGCCGCAGCGTGGTGCGCTGGTCGGTCCGCACCCAGTAGATCAGGTCGTCCAGGCAGGCCGGCGTGAGGACGAGGTCGCGCGCGCTAGGCGCCGGCGGCACTGGCGCCGCTGGTGTCGCGCCGTAGCCCGTGCCGCTCGGCCAGCGCCCGCAACTCGTCCATCGTCATCGTGACGCCCTCGCCGCGGTCGGTCTGCTCGAACGCCGCGATCAGGTGCTTGGCGTTGGCGGTCGAGCGGAAGAGGTGGACCGTCTCCTGGAGGCTCCGCAGCTCATCCGCCGCGATGAGCGCCACGTCGGCCTTGCCGCGCCGACGCACCACCACCGTCTCGACGTCGTCGGTCACCGTGTCCAGGTAGCTCGCTAGGTGACCGCGCAGATCGCTGTAGCTGGTCTGGATCATCGCGCTCCTCCGAGGAACAGGAAAGTTGTCCCTAGTGTACCCCATTGCGCCCCGTCGCCGGAGGAAGTAGACTCGCGCTCGATCGAGGGCTCGAGCCTCTGATCCTCCAGTACCCGTCCGGGCCTGGGATGGCGGTGCATCACCGCCGTTCGGGCCGCTCGCGTGGACGGGACGGATGGACGAGACCGAGCAGGCACCGCGACCGAGCGAGGAGTCCTCTTCCCAGGAGGAGGCCGCCGCCGCTTCCGGCGCCGACGAGGAGACCGAGTCCGGGTTCTTCAACCGGGCCTTGCGCGGGATGCGAGGCTGGCTGGGAGCCCGCGACGAGGACGCTTCCCGTCCCGCCGAGGAGCAGCCGCCGCCGCCTTCGAAGGAGACGACACCGCCGGCACCCGAGGTCGCCGAGCCGGAAACCTACACCGTCACCGCCGCCGAGCTCCAGCGCCTGGTGCAGTCGCAGAAGGACCGCGAGCTGGCCGCCGAGCGCCGCCGCTTCGCCCTCGAGCGGGCGGAGCAGGGCGACGTCGGCCCCATCCGCCAGATGGCCGAGCGGGGCGACGGCTGGGCGCGCCAACAATTGGCCGAGCGGGGCGAGACCTGGGCGCTCGGCGAGATCGCCCAGGCCGACTACCAGCGCCAGGCGCAGGCCGCGCTCGACCCGATCCCCCACGTCGCCGCCACCCTCGACCAGGCGATGCTGCACCCCATCCTGGGCGCCCTCCCGCTCGAGGAGGAGCAGCGCATCGTCGGGAAGGGGATCGTCGGCCCCGAGGGTCGCCAGGCCGCGATCACCGAGTCGATCAAGGTCATCCAGCGCGAGGCCCGCCACCAGGGCGCCGAGGACGCCGTCACGAAGGCCCTCTCCGACGCCCCGTTCGTCTCGCGCCTCCTCAAGTCGGAGGCGTTCCGCCAGGCGCTCCTCAAGGACAAGGTCGCGTCCAAGCAGTTCCGGGCCTACTTCCGGGGCGAATTGGACGAGCCGGACCTCAACCCGGCCGCGGGCGCGGGGGCGTCGCGCCAGGCCGAGAACGAGTTCATGAACAACCTGCTGCGCGGCAACAACGTGCGCTGGCGCGGCGAGGACGAGTCGTAGGAAAGGGAACAGATGCCGCCAATCGACCGGACGTCCACGTCCGGTGGCTCGCTTATCCCGGAGGATTACGCCCGGGGCATCATCAAGAACGTCACCCAGATGTCGGCCGCGTTGAAGCTGCTTTCGCGCCGGCGGATGTCACGCAAGACGCAGCGTATGTCGGTGCTGACGACCAAGCCCACGGCCGCCTTCGTCACGCCGGGGACGGCGCCGTTCAACTCGACGGATGTCGGCTTGAAGGCCGTGACGGCCCTGAACTGGGCCGACCTCAACCTGGTGGCGGAGCCGATCGCCTGCATCGTGATGGTCCCCGACCACTACAGGGAAGACCAGGCCTACGACCTGTGGGGCGAGATCCGGCCCGAGGTCGAGGAGGCCATCGCGGCGGCCATCGACAGCGCCGTCTTCTTCGGCACCGGCGCGCCGGCCTCCTGGCCGTCCTCGATCAACGCCCACGCGACCGCCGCCGGCAACGTCGTCACCGCCGGCACCGGCGTCGACCTCGCGGCCGATCTGAACAGCGCGATGGGCGCCGTCGAAGGGGACGGCTTCTACCCCTCGGGCTTCTTCTACGACCTCCGGGAGAAAGCCACGTTACGCGGCTTGCGAGACCAGAACCGGCAGTTCCTCTGGGCGCCCAGGGGCCCGGCGAACACGGGCCTGCAGAACGCCGGGGACAACGACCAGATCGCGACCCGCACCCGCGACGTCACCCAGCAGGGCGAGATCTGGGGCCTGCCCGCCTACACCTCGGCGATGGGGCTCACCGGCTTCGTCCCAGCGACCGGCTCGACCCGCTACCTCACCGGCGACTGGGACATGGCCTACATCGGCATCAGAAGCGACATCCGTATGGATACGTCTAATGAGGCAACGATTACGGATGGCGCAGACACGTGGCCGCTTTTCCAGCGAGATACAACGGCCGTTCGCTTCGTTACTCGTGTGGCTTATGTGACCGGGAATCCCGCGACAAGGGCGAACGCAACAACTGCTAACCGCTCCCCATTCGCCGCTTTGAAAGCCCCTTAACGAGTAATGAAGCGATTACGGCAGGTGCTTCCACAACTCACGCCGCACGATCCTGCTCACCTGCTGCACCGAGACGCCGAACCGGGGCGCGATGGCGTGTTGCGTCTCGCCGGCGCTGTAGGCCGCGCGGATGGCCATCACGTCCTCGGCGGTCAGCTTGGCGTGGCTGTGCCGACTGCCACGAGCGCGCTCGTTGGGCCACGGGTTTCCCCGTCCCTTCGCGCGCATATCGGCCAGGTTCTGCGCGCAGGTGCCGAGCCAGAGGTGCCGGGGGTTCACGCAGGTTCGCACGTCGCAGGAGTGGCAGACGAACATCCCCGGTGGCACGGGGCCGTGCGTCAGTTCCCACGCGACGCGGTGGGCCAGGACGACGCCGCGCTCGGGGATGCCGATCTTGCCGTAGCCGTTCCTGGTCCGTGCGGCGAGCCACAGCCAGCACTCGTCGGAGGCGCCGCGCAGGACCTTCTCCCAGAGCCGATCGGCCAGCGGCCGGCGCGTATAGTGACGGGGCATATCACTTCTCCAGAGTGGTGTGCCACGCCGGGGGCTGTTACCAGCAGCGCCCCGGCTTCGTGTTGCCCGGATTCTAGCAGGAGCGTGTGATGGCCAAGCCCAACCGCAAGGCGCCCGTCGGTCAGGGAGGTCGCTTCGCGGCGCTCGAGAAGTCGCTCGCCGCCAAGGGGGACGTGCGCGATCCGGCCGCCGTCGCCGCCGCCATTGGCCGGAACAAATTCGGCGCCAAGCGGATGTCCGCGATGGCCGCTAAGGGCCGTAAGGGCTCGTAGATGCCGCTCACGGACAAGGGCAAGAAGATCCTGGCCTCGATGAAGAAGCAGTACGGCCCCGATCGTGGCGAGCGGGTCTTCTACGCCAGCCAGAACAAGGGCACGATCAAGGGCACCGAGAAGAAGGGGAAGAAGTGAGTCGCGGCGAGAAGGGTCCGGTGCCGGTCGCCGAGGCGGGGCTGGTCCTGGTGACGATGCAGCTGGTGATGTCGGCCGCCGACCTCGGCGACTTCCGGGTGATCCCCGATGTCATCCCCGACGGCATCCCCGCCCTCCCGGGCGACACCGTCGAGGTGGACCCGGACACGGCCGAGCGCTGGATCGCGGCCGGCATCGCCGTCGCGCGCGCCGCGCCGCCACCACCCTAGGAGGGTCTGATGGCCGAGACAACGACGGTCGTCCTCAAGGTCGTCACCCACGCCGGCGACCTGGGCGTCGACGGCACGATCGGCGACACCGTCACCGTGGCGGCCGATGTCGCCGTCCGCTGGATCGCGGCGGGGATCGCCGAGGCGGCTGGCGGTGCCGCGGCCGAGGAGGAAGAGAAGCCGGCGAACGCCACGCCGACGAGTCGACGGAGTCGCTGATGGAGACAGCGACAGTTCATCATCGGACGCCTTCGACGGTGCGGATGCTGGTCGACACCTGCTCGACGGCCCACCGGGCGCCCGACGGCGGCGTGAAGTTCCGGGCGGGACTGGTCGTCTCGGTCGACGAGGAGCCGGGGGGTCTCGACGGGGTGACCGCGCGGCGGTGGCTCCGCAACGCGATCTGCGAGCCCTACGAGGGCGGCGTGCCCGGCGAGGTCGTGACCGCCGAGGAGCGGGTCGCCGACGTCGCCGCGCTCGAGGCCGAGATGGAGCGCCTCGCGCGCCTCCGCGACCGCGCCGTCGCCATCGCCCAGGGGCGCGAACTCGGCGTCGTGCGGACGCCGCCGGTCGCCGACGACGGCGCCGGCCGCCCGATCGGCGCGCAGCCCTACGCGCCCGAGGAGGACCCGCTCGCCGTCTACGGCCTGGCCGATCAGCAGCTCGAGGCGCTCAAGGGCGCCGGCTTCGTGCGGCCCGACATCATCGACAACGCCACCGACGAGGAGCTGCTCGAGGTCGTGGGTGTGGGCGAGCGGACGGTGGCGCGCCTCCGAGGACGGCGGGACTAGCCCGGTGCCGTCCCTCGCCCAGATCGAGCAGGAGCTCGCGGCGCGGTGCGGGCCGTTCGCGCTGCACACCGTGGCGTCGGGGACGACGACGACGGTCACGGTCGCGGCGCTCACCTCCTCGATCGCGCTCGGCGGCGAGACCGATCGCTGGCTGCTGCGCCGCTCGGCCAGCGCCGTCGGCGATCGGCAGCGCC